ATGTCACGCGAGGTGCTGACACCTGCTCAGATCAAGGCGTATCGCAAGAAGTGCACTGTGACCCAGGCGGGTCTTGCTGAGCGGCTCGGGGTCTCACGACGAACAGTCGAAGAATGGGAGGCTGGCCGCAATCCACCTCCCTTGATGCTGACTTTCGCCCTACAAGGCTTGGCCGACCCGATGCCGCCAAGTGAGTGGGCAACCTGGATCGGCGAGGCCTAATCGCACTCGGACGTTGGCGGGCGGCGCATGATGCTGCTCGTCGTCAACAGATCGTGGCGCTTCAACGCGTCTTCGATGTGCTGGACGGCCTGTCGCCGCGCCGTAGCCTCGCGTTCGTCGACGGCCTCGGGAATGCCCGCGCGGATCCGGTCGAGGGCGTGGCTCAGCCGCAGGGCGTCGGCGTCAGCCATCAGTTCGATCAGGAGCAGTTCCAGTGAAGCAAGTCGGACCTCGAGTTCGTTCATCGGGCACCGTCCCCCATTGGAAGCTCCAGGAGTCCGAAGCGATTTGTCACACTCGCGTGCGTCTGGACTGGCTCGCCGGCCGAAAACCGCTTCCTGGCCGGGATTCGCGCGGTTTATTAACCTTCCGTTTACGAAAAACCTTGGGGACGGAGCGGCACGACATGTTGACGAGTCAATAGGGTTGCCCCCCATATCGTCGTGCGTCGGGTGCACCTGACGCGATGTAGACGTCCAGCGGACCCAGGGCTGCAATCTCAGAGCCCGCCGGCGTCTTCCCCGCGAGGGGCGTGTCAGTGGAGCGCGGCTACCGGCCTCATTTACCGGCAAGCGGGCTCCCTGACACCGTCGCGGTTCGAATCCGCGTCTTTCGCTATTTACGAACCATCGCCTGCAAGGCGTCAACAAACGGTTTTAAAAACCGGCCCCAAACTGTGGATCAGTTTCTAGGGGCGGAGAAGAATGCTTCCGAAAACTGGCCACAAAAAAACGCCCCCCGGCCGAAGCCAGGGGGCGCAGTCTGCGGCGACAGAGGGAGGAGCTGGCGCCGGTCTCAGGGATCGGCGGCAGGCGCTGGGCACGCCGCGGCGGCGTCACGCAGACGCTGCTCGAGGTCGTCTTCGCGGCTGAAGCGCGCCGCCGCGTAGCCCAGGCCGTATTCGTCGCCCACCAGGGTCGCATCCGCCGGCAGGGCCGGCTTCGGCGGCGGGGCGAGCAGCAGCTCGGCTGGGCAGATCGTCTCAGCGTGGCGGCGCACCTGGATCGTCGGCTCGGCGAACCGATCCGGGCTCGTCTTCACCGGCGAGCTGGCGCAGGCACTGATCACGACAGACGATAAGGCCAGCGTCATTACGAGGCGCGGCCGCGATGGCGGCTTGGGCATGGGCTAGGCTCCTGGCGTTTTGGGCGCCGCGCCGTTCGGCACGGGCTATGGCTGCGGCCTGCGAGCCGCGAAGGCGAAGGATCTCGGCGTCCCTGTCGTCGACCGTGTCGTGGGCGACGTTGTTCGAGGCCGCCAGCTGCTGGACGTTGCGGCTGCAGCTGAGCGGCGTGATCCAACGGCCTGGATTCGCCGGGTCCGGATCGAGCCGCAGCCCCGCCTCGCAGGCGCGCGAACGCAGGCCCTCGACCAGCAGTTTGGCGATCGGCTCGGCGCAGGCCTCGGCCGGCGCCTTGGCGCCTGGCTTCTGTTCGGCCGCTGCGCGGCAGGCGGCGTATTCCACGGCCTGGGCTCTGTTCTTGCCGACGCGATCGAGGAAGGCCGCGCCGGCGACGCCGCCGCCGATTAGGGCCAGGATCGCGGCGAAGAGGCCGATAAGGCGGAAGTCGGGCATGGAGGGCTCCTAGCCGCGCCAGATCGTGGCCGCGCGGCGCAGTTGGAGGATGACGTCGTCGATGCCGTTCTGGCCGCCGTTGATGATCCGGCGCGCCTGGCGCGCATCGTCCAGCTCGTTGGCCAGGATCGCGGCGTCGATGTTGGCGATGGCCTGTTCGTCCGGGTCGGCCGCGACGATCGCGTTGAGGCCCCTTGCGCGCCACCACTGGGCGGCGATGCGGAAGCCGTAGGCCGGCAGGGCGGCGAGGTCGGGGTTGACCAGCAGGTTCGCGCCGATCCAGCCGGACGCGAGCTGGTAGTTGGCCCGGCCGGTGAGCTGGATCGGCGAGCGCCCGCGGAATCGCCAGCCGTCGCCAGAGGACTCCGGACCGTTTCCCGCCTTGCCGGCGTAGATGCGGTTGGCGATCGCCTGCGGCCCTCGCGCGATCAGCGCCTTGGCGTCCTCCGTCGACCGCACCGACTTGAAGTAGGCGTCCAGCCGCTCGGGCGTGCGCCAGTTCAGGCTCTCTTCGAAGCGCGTGAAGCCCACGCTCTCGTGGTGCATCTGCGCCAAGAAATGACGCAGCTCGCGCGGCGTATCGATGCCCGCCTCGGCGCAGGCCCGGTCAGCGTGGGGCGCCAGGGCCATGTAGTCGCAGCGCGGCGCGAAGAGGCGCAGCTGCGCCGCCGTAATCAGGGCCATGCGGCCTCCTGGGGTGTTCTGAGGGTCAGGCCTGCGGCGGCCGCTCCGGCTCGCCCACGGCCTCGAAGCGCGCGGCGGATGGAGCGCCGTCTTCGAAGTCGATCGAGGCCGAGGCCATACCGCCGGAGATGCTGAGCTTTTCGATGCGGCCGAAGGCGAGCGTCACCATCACCAGGCCGACCAGGCCGAGCGCGGTCAGAAGGGCCATGCCCAGCCACTTGATGCGCTCGATCGAGGCCTCGGCCGGCCAGCCGCCGTAGGCAATGATCCAGGTGAACCAGACGGCGAAGGCTGTCGCCACGAAGCCGGCGCCCAGCAGAAGGGCGAAGCTCACCAGGGGCAGCGCCTTCAGCCAGTTGAATAGGGACCGCACGGCGCTGGCCTGCGCTCGCCTAGGGCTGTTCGGCGGCGTCGATCCGCCGCTCGATGCGCTCGACGCTCACCACCATGGCCTTGGTGCGCTCGTCCATGCGCGCCACGGTCTCGGAGATCTGTGTGACGGCCGGGCTCACGGCCTGGACCTTCGCCTCGACCACGCGGACCCGTTCATCCATCCGCGCGCCCCAGATCAGCAGCGTGCCGGTCTGCACCAGCAAGGCGCCGCCAACGCAGATCAGCCCCCAAATCGGGATCTTGAAGTCCAGCCAAAGCTGTCGGGGCGGCGTGTGCGCGGACGCGGGTTCGGTCATCGAAGATGGCCTCTCAAGCTTGGTACTGCAGAAGAAGAACGGCCGCGTAGAGCCCGGCCGTGATCGCCAGCAGCCCAAGGCCCAGGGTCCAGTGCATCAGCGCTCGCGCACGCGCACGACGAACGAGCGGTCGTCTTCCAGACCGTTCGTCGTCACGACATGGCAGGTCAGCGTGTAGTCGCGCCCGTCCACGCCGCCCTCGAGGAAGACATGGGCGACCGCGCCGACAATGGCGGACTTGTCGGCGTTGATCGCCAGCTCGCCCTCCGGCGACACCGACCAAGCCGCGGAAGCGACCGAGTCGCCGCTCTCCAGCCAGGGCGACCAGTCGCGCGCGTAGGCGAGCTTGGCGCTGGGGTCTTTCAGGATCCACGGCACGCCGCCGCCGGGCAGGAAGCCTTCGCTCATCGGTCCTCGCGCGTTGGTAAGCGCCTCAGTCGGCGTAGATGCGGTTTTCGCGTGGCGATGCGACCAGGCGCGTCTCAGCGGCCGTTGCGATCGTGCGATTTTCCCTGGGCGTGACGGCGGTCCGCTCGGGCGGCGCGAGCACAACGCTGGAGGCCAGGGCGAGCACCAGGCTGGCGCTCGCCTCGCCGGCCACCGCCCCTGCGAGCGGCGCGCGCCTTCCGAGGGCCATTGCCGCGCTGCTGGCGCCCGCCGCCGAGCCGCCCAGCGGGCGGACGCCGGCGAGGGCCAGGATCGCCGCGCCGGCGCCCTGTGCGAGGCCCGACAGGCCCGTCGACCGGCCCGCCGAGGCCGTCGCCGTGCTGGAGCCGGCCGCTGCGGCCGAGAGCGGCCGCAGCACGCCCATGGAGCCGCTAGCCGAGGCCACGCCAGCGGCGGAGCCCTGCAGGCCGCCCTGCAGGGCCAGAGAGGCGCTGGCGCTGCCCTCGCCGGCGGCTGAGCCCGAGAGCGGCCGACGGACGCCGAGCGCGCCTGTCGCGGTCCCCTGCCCCGCGACCGAGCCCGCCAGCGGACGAACGCCCGCGAGCGCCAGGATCGCCGCGCCGGCGCCGGCCGTCGCGCCCTGTACGGGTCGCCGCGCGCCTGCCGAGCCTGTGGCCGTCGCCGTGCCGGCGGCGGACCCCGCCAGCGGCCGCCGCGCCGCGAACGCCCCGCTGGCGCTTCCCTGCCCTTCGGCCGCGCCGACGATCGGACGCCGTACGCCCAGCAGGGCGTCGGCCGTGCTCACGCCCGCTGCAACGCCGGCGAGCGCCTTGGCGAGCCCGAGCGCCGCGCTGGCCGAGGCCGCGCCTGCGGCCGTGCCAGAGATTGGCCGGCGAACGCCAAGCGCGCCAGTCGCCGCGCCGGCGCCGCCGATCCCCGCCCCGAAAGGCCTTCGTGCGCCCAGGGCGGCTGACGCCGCGCCCGCCCCTGCGGCCGCGCCGGCCAGCACGTGACTGACCGCGTAGCTCGGCCCCGCGACGACGGCGAGCGTGCCGTTGACCGTCCAGTTGTACCCGTTGCCCGAGAGGTCGGCCGCCGCCGCTGTGACGTTAGCCCCGGTCATCGGGCTGTCGATCAGGAGGCCCGACGTCCTCACCGCCCGTTCCGAGGCAGCCTCGGCCAGCAGCTCGGCGTCGGAGAGCGCCGTGTTCCAGACCTTGACGGCGTTCATGTCCTGATTGGACCAGTCGCCGTAGCTGTCGCGGTTCAGATAGAGCGCCGAAACTGAGCCGCTGGTGAGTGTCGTCGCGGCCTGCTCGGCGAACTCGGTATCGCCGAAGGGCATCCACCCTGCCTGTAGGAGGCCGGCGCCGGAGCCCGAACAGCGGATGTACCAGAAGAACCGCACGCCAGCGGCGGGGCGGGTCGCGAAGACGACCTTGTTCTCACTGGAGCCGTTGTAGCTCCCGAGCGTCATCTCACCCGCACCGGGGTCGTAGATGTCGTTCCACGACAGGTAGACCATCGCTTCCGGACCGAATGACGCGATGGGTTGCAGGTCGTCTGCCCCACGATCGGCGTTGATCATGGAGACGCCGCAGACGGTGAAGCCGGTGATTGCTGGCAGGTTCGCCGTGCGGGTCAGACGCTCGCCGCTGGCGTCGAAGCGAAGCGCCATGGTTCAGCCCCGCCCGATCAGGCTTCGGTGATGTCGATGTCGCCGGCTGCGACGGTGCCGGTTTCGCCGTCGCCGATCGTCCGCGAGGCAGCGAGCGTCCCGTAGTAGATGCAGTTGCCCGACGTCGACGCGTCCCAGATGGAGAAGTGTGTGACCGTGCCCCAGGACCCGCCGGCAGCGGTGAAATTGTGCGCCGACGTGTTCGACACGGCCCCGCTCGACGCCGCGCCGAAGGTGACGGCCTGGCGGGCGTAGCCGTTGCCCGACACTTCGCCCGTCGCGCCGGTCTCGCCGGGGTCGGCCGTATGTAGGGCGAGATAGCGCGCGGTCGGCCGCGTGGGCGACGCGCCGCCCAGCAGCCAGTCCAGCACGGCGCTTTCAGCCCAGTTCGACTTCGCCGACATGAGAGGATCCTTTCAGGTGTGAGGGAATGCGAGCGGCGCTCGCAGGAAGCGTCAGCCCTCGTCCAGCTCGACCGCGCGGGCGCAGTGGCCGGGGTCGAGGCGGTCCAGCAGAGCGCAGAGCACGCAGCCCCAGCGCTTGCCCTTGCGCCGGGCCTTTTCGGCTCGGCTGGAGATGGTCTCGTCTGGGTCGCCGAGCGCCAGGACGTTGGCCAGCTGGTCGATCGCCACGGCCAGGCGCATGCCCCAGCCGACGAAGGATCCCTTTGTCATCGGCGACCTCGCTTGGAGGGTGAGTCGATCGTGAACCGCAGGCCGGCCTTGCTCAGGTGAGCTCGTAGGCCATGCCGATCTGCGAGTAGGTGACCGCCGAAAAGCCGGTCCAAACGAAGTCCGCCTCGTCGACGTAGTTGGGCAGCAGCACCAGATCGGCGATGTTGCAGGCGAAGAGTGAACCAGGGACCGAACTTGAGCGGCTCGTGAACGCCGCCGGCGGCGAGCCCGCGCTGGACCCACGATCCGCCGCCACGTTCACAATGGCCCGACACGGGCCGGACTTGGTGAACCCGTCGATCGCGAGGGTGGAGTCCGACGCCCCGCTGGTTCCGGTCGTTTTCAGCGTCGCCGCGGACACCCCGTTCCAGACCAGGACATGCACCGTGTCGATCGCCGACGCGACCGTCGGGGGCGAGGACAGGTCGCCGGCCGAGAGCACCTTCGTATGGACGTTGAGATATGTGCTCCCGCTCTGGATCGTGTCGACGCTCCACCCGCTTTGCGTCGTGGCGCCGTTGTTCGTCACGACGATCATGGCGAGATCGCCGGCGACCGCACCGGCTGGGAAGGTGACCGCGCCAGGCCCTGAACGCGTCGTCGCGCCGACGAACTTGGCGTCGCCGACGCCCGCCAGGATCGCGCCGAGCTGCGCCTGGATCAGCACTTCAGGCGTCCCAACCGGCCAACGGGTCGAACGCCGCGACGACCGCCGGGTCTGTCATGGCGCGCACGGTCGCCTTGAGCGTCTGCAGCGTGGCGAAGTTGAGATCCTTCCGCGCGGCGTAGGCCAGCCCGATCGCCGCGAAACCATCGTGGCTGACGTTCACGATCTCGGCTTCGTACGGCTTCCACGGCCGAGGGTTCGGCACGAGCAGCGGATCCCGAGCGATCAGAATATTGATGCCCTCGACATTGCTCATGCCCTCCGGATCGCCGTGCCAGGTGCGCACAACGCCGTCGACCTCGGCTTCGAATGGCAAGGCGTTGCGTCGACGATACTCCAGCTCCAGCGCCTCGACCTTCGCCGCGATCATGGTCGCGACCTCGGCTTCGGACTTCGCTCTCACCGAATAAGCGACCAGGACATGGTCGGCCTCGACTGTGGTGACAGGTCCCTCGCGAACCTGGGACACAGGGTCGAAATCCGCGCCCTCGACGACGACGGGGAGCCAGCGCGGCTTGTTCGCCGCGAGGGTGGTCGGCGGCGTCTCGGCGAGCACCGCCCGCTCCAGCACCTCGCCCTCAGGACTCACGCGCGCATATTCGGCTGGCATCAGTCGTCAGTCTCCGCGTCAGTGGTGAGGTAGATGGTGAGGCCGATCAGGCGGGCGTCGACCGCGAGGGTATCGTTCGTGGCGTCGTCGGCCTTGCGCAGCACCTGGAAGGCGATCAGATCTTCGGCCGCCGGACTACCCGCGATGGTGATCGCCGACGTCTCGGGGCTCATGTAGAGATCGTTCGTGGTGCCGCCCGTGTCGTTGGCGTACTGGGCGGTCCCAAATGCCGCGTCCATGGCGTCGTCGTTGCTAAGGGCGACAGCCTGAAGGCCCCAGGAGACCTTGAAATTCGTGGTGGTCGAGGCGTGGGTCCAGTGGAACACGGCCGTGATCGTCCCCTCGTTCCACGCCTTCGGCATGCGAAGGGAGAACTGAGCGTACTCGATGGTCGAGGCGTCGAAGTCGAGCGACCGAACCACCACCTTGTTGGTGGACAGCTCCGACAGGCCGGCCCCTGCGCCGTTGCTCGGGCGCGATGTCAGCGCCGCCGCCGGAATGTACAGCGACTGGCGGCCGCCGCGGGCGCTCAGGGCTGCGGCGTAGATGATCCATTTGTTGGGCGTGCCTGAACCATGTGCGCCGCCCGCCGGCACGTTGACTTGCAAGGAGGTGCCGGAATAGGACGTGACCGCCGCGGCGAGCCAGTTCGCCGGGTTGGTTGCGTCGATCGCGTAGACCACCCAGTCGGTCTGAAACCCCTTCCCAGACTGAACGACGAACGTCTTCGAACCGGTGCCTATCGCGACCGAGGAGGTGCTTGTGGCGACGTAGGCGACCGAATTCACTGCCGCGTCCGCAGCCGGGACTGCGGCGGCGGCGGCGGCCACGATCTCGGCGCCCAGGGTGTTCGCCGCTTCTCGAAACGCGTTCAGCTCGGCGGGCGCAGCCTGCATCGCCGCAAGCCAGGCGTTGAACGCCGCGATGTAGACGTCCGGATCCTGGCTGCGATTGGGCGCAGGCTCCGGAAACGCCGAGATCGCCGGAATAGTCGTCATCAGGCCAGGCTCTCGATTTCGATGTTGAGGATGGAGGCGACAAGCCCCAGCTCGACCGACCAGTCCTTCACGAAGCCGATCAGTGCCGTGGCGCCGAAGTCCTGGTCGCCGACGAAAAGCATGCGCGTCGCCCGCAGCCGGGCGAGGTCGTCGACGACGGTGTCCACAAGCGCGGTCGGCACGATCACCTGCAGGTTCATGCGCCGCGCATACGCGCGCTCGACCACTTCGAAGCCGCCGAGGCCGTCCGCCTCCTTGACCGAATAGTCCTGGATCGCGACCGACCCTCCCCAGCGCGTGCCGCCGTAGTCGCGCAGCCAGGCCGGCGCCAGCTCGCCGCAGCGAACGGTCGACCCCGGGTTGGAGAGGGTCACTGTCAGTGTGGAGTCCGCATAGGGCTTCAGCTCGATCATGGTGAGATCGGCGATGCGCGTGATCGGCGTGAAGCTGAACGCCCAGGGGTCCGTGATCCCGGAATTCGAGACCATGGTGAAGGTCTCGTCATAGACGTCGCCCTCAATGGGGTCGGTCTGCACGATGCGGATCTCGTCTGCGTCGACGTTCTGAATGGCCACCGCGTTGGCCAGGCCGGGCAGCGCGAGGCTCACCACGATCGAGTCGGCGTTCTCCGTCTGGCTGCCGCGCGAGCCGTCGAACATCTTGTAGCGGTTGGTCGGCGCGCCGATCGTCCACCAGGTCCCGTCGTCAGTCGCCGGATCATGGTTCTGGTTGGTGTTCTGCGCCGACGTACAGACCCGCTCGATCCCGCCGATCTCGCGCCGCACCTGCGCGGCGGAGGCGTAGATGGTTCCCGAGTTCCAGGCCGCCACCGTCTCGGCGACGTTGCTGGACGTCAGGATCGCCGAGGTGACGGCGACCGGCTTTCCGAAATACATGCCAACCGGCCTAGACGACGCGCTCGGGCGGCTGGCCGTCGCCGTCCCAGCGTCGATAGATCCGCTCCATCGCCCGCATCGACCCCTCCATCTGCGAAAGGCGCGTCTCGATCGCCCGGTTGGTCGACAGGGCGCCCAGGCTGTTCAGGTTCGCGTCGATCCGGGCGATCGCCGAACCATGGTAGATGTCGACGAACTCCTGGGGCGAGGCGCGGAAGGCCACCAGCTGGCTGTCCGTGGCGCCGAAGCCGCCCACCCGGAACCCGCCGCCGTTGGCGTACTTGCGCGCGCCCGACGCGATCTCGCCGATGCCGAGGCGCAGGTAGTGTTGCTCCAGCGCCTCCTGGTCCGACCCGAACTCCGTCAGCGCCGTGCCGGCCCGGCGGGCCGCCAGGATGTCCGGGTTGTTGGCGTCGTAAATGCGCCAGTCGAACCAGTCCGGCAGCTTCGCCGACGCGCCGTTGTCGTTCGCGGCGGCCTGGGCGGTCAGCGCCGTGCCCAGGCGCGAGATCGCCGCCACCACGGCCGCCGTGCCTTCCTGGATCGACACGTCGATGTCGATCAGCTTCTCGACCATGGTCTCAAGCGCCGCGAGCTGAGCCTCCGCCGAGGAAACCTGCATCGCCGCATAGGCCTCGGCCGCCGCTGTGTTGGCCTTCACGTCGCCGAGCACGCGGGCGTAGGCGTCGGAGTCCGGCGCCACGGCGCGGAACGCCTCCAGCCAGGCCTGGGCGACGCTGGGGAACGCCTCCAGCGAGGCCTTGTCGCCCGACCGCACCCCAGCCACGGTCCGGTCGTAGAGCGCCTTGGCCGCCGCCGCCTGCTGCTGCAGCGACAGACCGCTCAGCGAACCCTTGGTGAGGCTGCGACGGAAGCTCTCCAGGCTCGCGCCGATCGCCTTCCAGTCGTCCAGCTGCGCCTGGATCGCGGCCACCTGGGCGTCGTAGGCGCTGCGCAGATCGTTCGTCGCCTGGTCGACCGCGCCGGCCAGGTCGTCGGCCGCCCGGCCCATGACCTGGTCCAGCTCCAGAGCCTCCAGCCGCGACAGCTGGGCGTTCAGCTCGGCCAGTTGCTCTGCCGTCAGATAGCCCGCATCGGCGGCGGCCTGCAGCTGCGAGCGCCGCTCGCTCTGCTGCACCTCCAGCTGCGAGCGGGCGAAGGCCTGCGGATCGGTCATCTGCAGGATGGCGGCCTGAAACTGCGCGCCCAGCTGCTGGGCGGCGGCGAACCCGTTCAGGGCGGCAGCGATCTCGTCGAAGCCCTTGCCTGCCGCCTTGAGCGATTCCACGAGCGACTTCTGAGCGTCGGACACGTACCCGGCGCCGTCCAGCAGGGCGAGGAGAGCCGTCTCGGCTGCGTCCGCCGCGTCCCCCACGGCGGCGGTCAGCGCGCGACCGTCCGAGAGCAGGATGTCGGTGCGGTCGCGCACGCCGATGTCGATCGACGTCACGGTCGCCAGAAGCTTGATCCCCGCCGCCTCCAGCAGAGCCTGGCCCTGCAGCACGGCGTCGGCGGCGGCCTTGGCCGCGCCCTCGGTTTCCGAGCTGCGCTTGTTGCCGCTGATCGTGTAGCCGTCGCCGGAGAAGGTCGCGAGCGCGCCCTGGTTGGACGGCTTGGACTTCAGGAGCGAGCCGAGCGCCAGGCCGACAATGGCGCCGATCGGCCCGGCGGCCGCGCTCAGCCAGCCGAGAGAGGTAGCGAGCGCCGTGCTCGCGCCGGTCAGGGCCGCGGAGCCGGCGGCGGACGCGGCGGCCGAGCCCAGCGCGGAACCCGCCAGACTCCCCAGCGCCGAGCCGCCGATCGACAGGCCGAGATCGAGCGCCACGTTGCCGCTTCCGAGCCCCAGGCCCGTGCCGATGACCTGGCCGATCGTCGTTCCGAAGCTGCCGGCGGCCTTGCCGAACGCGCCGGCGATCGAGCCGAGCGCGTCGCCGAGCTTTCCGCCCAGCGACTTCAGGGCCGCCATCGTCGATTCCCAGTCGTCGATCATGTCCAGCAGCAGCCGCTGCCAGTTGGCCTTGCCGGTCCCGACCCACTCCTGGAAGAACCCGCGGAAGCTGCGGCCCATGCGCTCCAGGGACTCGCGCGTGGCTTCCTCGTTGGCGGCGAGGGTCTCATCCCAGGCCTGCGATGCTTCCTCGAACGCCCGATCGAATGTCTCGCCATCGCCGGGAAGCGGCGCATCAGACGCCTGCACCGAAGCCTGCCAGATCCGCTCGATCGCGTCGGCGTATTCGCTGGCGCTGATGACGCCGGCGTCCAGGGCCTCCCGCAGGACCAGCATGTTCTCCTGCGTTTCACGCAGGTAGGTTTCGGACTCGGTTTCGAGCGACTGGATCGTGCGCTCGGCCTGGCTCTGAAGCGCCGCCAGAGCCCGTTCGGCGTCACGTTCCGCCTTCGCCCGTTCGCGAGCCGCATCCTTCGCCGACTTGGAAGAGTCGCGCGCCGTCGCCGCGCCCCTGGCCAGGGCGCCCATGCTTGCGCCGCTCTCAGCGCGCACCTTCGCCAGCGCACGATCGATCGCGCGCAGCTCCGATTTCACCTTGGCGAGCTGCGCGCTCTCGTCATCGGTCAGCTGGCGCGTGGCCTTGCGGCGAGACAGGGCGTCGCGAGTTTCCGACAGCCTTTCCCGCTGCGCCTTGAGCTGCGCCGGCCGCAGATTGGAGACGCTGCGGTCGCCTTCAAGGATCGACCTCGAAAACGCGTCGATCCCCGCGCGTGCCGCCTGGTCGCTTTGCCGCTTGTCGGCGCCGAGCTGGTCGAACTTGGAGAAGTCCAGCTCCAGGAACGCGCGGGCGCGTTCATACGTGTAGCCGATTTGCGCGCCGACCTGCTGGAACACGTAGCCGACGTTGGCCGCCAGAACGATCACGGCTTCCGACGCGGTTCCCACCACGTCGGCGAGCGAGACCGTCGCGCCTTCCAGCTGCTGGCTGTCTCCGATCACCAGGCGATAGGCCTCGGACGCCTCGCCCATCGCGTCGCCGACGGCGGCGATCTGCACGCCGAGTTCGTCGATGACGTCAGTGAGCGCCGTCGTGGCGGCCGATCCCTCGTTCAGTTCGCCGATGAACTCGGTGACCGTGTTGCTGAGCTGGGTGACGGCCTGGCCGACCGTCGTCGTCATCTGGCCGAACTCGCCCTCGATGACGTCCGATTGCTTCAGCAGCGCCTGGAAGATCTGGTCGGCGGTGAGCTTGCCCTCGGCGCCAATCGCCCTGAGCTGCCCGATTGTGACGCCCATCCCCTCGGCGATGGCTTGCGCCACCCGGGGCATGCCCTCCAGGACGCTGTTCAGCTCATCCCCGCGAAGCGCGCCCGAGGCGAACGCCTGGCCGAGCTGCATGAGAGCGCCGCCGGCCTGGTCCGCGCTCGTGCCCGAAATGGTCAGCGCCTTGCTGATCGTCTCGGTGACCTGCAGCACGTCGGCCTGCGAGGCGCCCAGCGCATCCGTGCTGCGCGCGAGGCGGGAATAGAGGTCGACGGTCGCCCCGATGCCGGTGCGCGCATCCTGGGCGATGCCCATGAGCGACTTCATCGCGCCCGCCGCTTGGTCGGTCGAATCCGAGACAAGCCGCAGCTGGCTGCGCATGTTCGTCCAGGCGTCCGCCGTCTGGACGGCCTCTCGGGCGAGAGCGGCCAGGCCGAGGGCGGCTATGCCTCTTTGCAGACCGCTCAGCGCGCCGCTTAGTTCATCCGCCCCCGCGGCGGCGCTGCGTGCGCCCTTCGAAACCTCATTCAGCGAGCCCCGCGCGCGCTTGACCCCCGTCTCGAACTGAGCGGAATCCAGCCCAAGCGCGACTCGAAGGGCGCCGATCGTGGCGTTGCCGGCCATCGCTCACTCCTGAGGCTTCGGGGGCTTCGACTTCTTGCGCGGACCGAGCGAGGCCTGCGGGGTCGCCATCGTGACGGTCGCGAAGCGCCACTGATCCATCACGCAGACCAGTTCGGCGGGTGACGGAGCCGGCTTCGCCTCGACTTCGCTTGGCTCACCGACGAACACGCGCAAGCTGGGCGGGCGCTTCATGTGCGGCAACATCGACGTGCACCAGGCCAAAGCCCGGGCGATGCGGCGTTCTCCGTCCATAGCGCGCATGCGCGCGCGCACGGCGTCGTCAAACAGGCGCGGCGTCAGACGCCAGAAGGCGTCGGGCGGCCCAAGGTTCAGCTCGATCCAGATTCCGAAGAGGCGGCGCCAGTCCCATCCGCCGCCGCCGGCGTCGCCTTCGCCTTCGGCTTCCGAGGGCCCTCGGTGCGCTTGGCGGCCTCCTTGGGCGGCGGCATCGCCTGCATCATGGCCGTCGCGAGGAGCGTGCCCATCGCCACGACGCCCACCTTCGCGACCAGGTCGCCGCAGGCCTCCTCGTCGACGTCGCCGTGCTTCTCTCGCAGGCCAGCCCAGAGAAGCGTCCGGAGGAATCCGAGGCGCTTAAGCTCCTTGCGGCAACGCTGAAGAATCTCGCCGATGTCCTGGTCGAGCCGGTCTTCCAGATGGCAGAACGCATCGATCGTGAAGACGATCGTGTAGTCTTTCCCATCCGCCTTGAAGCCGGCTTCGCCCCTCAGCTGGTTCGCCATCGGCTTACGACCTCACCACGGCGCCGGCGACCTTCAGGTTCAGGGTCGCCGACTTCTTGTCGCCGACCGGGATCGCCGTCTGGTAGCCGAGGATGAACGCCGGGAAGGTGTCGGTCGCCGAGTTCTGGTTGTGCTTGATCCGACACGAGCGGACCTCGCCGCTGGCGCGCCAGGCCAGCACGAAATCGTCGGTGTCTCCGGCGGTGACGTAGTTCATCTCCACCGACATGTCGCCGGGATCGGTCAGGCCCGAGATGAACTCCTTCGTCCGGCTCGGGCTGCGCATGTGCGTGACCTCGACCTGGTCGACGCTCAGGTTCGGCGGGGTGATGTTCGTCACTTCGCCCAGCTCGGTGTAGACGCCGCTGCCCGCGGAGGTCTCCACCTCGAAATAGGTAGCGTAGCCGATCGCGGCCTCAGTCGTCATCGTCGTGTCCTTTCGGGCTCAGGAGTGCCAGATCCGCGCGTCGATCGACGTGCGGTAGAAGTCCGAGGCGCCCGACGCGTCGGGGCCGTCGCCTTGGGTGAAGTCGTCGTCGCGGACGTCGAGCGGGAAGGCCTGGAGCGGCGGCGTCTTCATTCCGTCGAGCGCCGCCAGCACGGCGCGAGCGAGGGTTTTCGCGGCGAGGTACGCCCCTCCCCAGCAGTCGATCTGCACCAGGTGACCGACCAGTTCGGTGCGGCCGCGATGGGTGTGATCCATCGGCGCAGAGACGACGTGCAGGATGATCGCCGGCAGGGCGCTGGCCTGTGGCCTTGCGCCCCAGCTCACGCGTCCGGCGACGATCGCCGACACGCCGGCGTCCGCCAGCAGCGCCTCGCGCAGTGCCTCTTCCACGGTTCAGCCTTTGCGAGCGGCGAGCCGTGCGGCGCGCTTGGCGGCACGGTCGGCGGCCTTCTTGATCTCGCCGCCGAGATTGGTCTTCACGATCTCCAGCACCTCGCCCTTGGTCTCCTCCCAGGCCGGCCGGAGGAACGGCTGCGGCGGATGCTCGGCGTTGCCGAACTCCTGCTGGATCGCGGCGGGGTCGCCTCCAGGCCCGGCGAACACCTCGACGAAGGATTCGCGCTCCACAGCCTTGCGCTGCCTGCGCGTGAGCTTGGAGCCTACGGAACCGCTGTCGGCCAGGGCGCCGGTCAGGCGTGGCGCCTTCTCACGCCAGGCCTGGTCCACGGGCGCCAGAGCCTGGCGGCCGACCCGGCGTAGAACGCCCTTCCCCGCCGACCGCGACAGCTCGCCCAGGGCGGCGTCGAGGTCCTTCAGTCCCTCGACCTTGACCTTCACGCGACACGCTCTCCCCGCGCCACGGCGGAGATCTCCAGCCAGGTGCGAGGGCGCACCGAAGCGCCCCGGACCTGGTGCGGCTCGACCACGCCGCGCACGTCGTAGGTTCGCCGGGAGTCACGCTCGCGCACCCGGTCCGTCGGATCGAGGTCCGCCCAGGCCGACGCCCAGCGGATGCGGAACAGGGTGGCGACGGAAGCCTGCGCCTGGCCGGCGGCGATCCGCTCTGCGACGCTCGACTGCACGCGCTCCGCCCAGACCGTGGCGATCGGCGACCAGGTCTGCACCTCGCCGCCGGTCGCATCCGTCGTCACGGCGGCGCGCAGCAGCTCGAGCCGCACGTTGAGCGCGCCGGCCCGGCTCATCAGAGCGAGACGCCCGGGTACTGGATGTTCATGGCGAGCACGCTCGTGCTCTTCGCCAGGCCGAGCAGGCAGACGTACTCGCCCGCCCCGACGTCGGCGACCGGGCAGATGCCGCCCGCCGTGCCGGACAGGTAGTAGGCGGCGCCCGCCGTCAGCGTGCCGCCGATCGTCAGGTCGCCGTCGGTCTGGACCACGATGGGCTGGTTGTTGGCGCAGCCCGTGAGGGCGATGCCCTTGGCCTGCCGCACCTCGGCCGTCGCGGAGTCGGCGTCGGCGAGCTTCCACTTGCCGGTGGCGGCTTCCTGGTAGACGACCTGCCCGGCCGTGATCGTGGCGCCGCCGACGCCTTGCACGGTGCGGGCATTGGCCCCCGGCACGACATTGGCGGCCGTAATCGTCACATCGGCCATGGCGGCCTCCTTGCTTCAGGGTGTGGTGAAGGGATGCGAGCGGCGCTCGCGGCCGCCTCAGGACCAGGTCTCGTCCATCAGCAGTCCGGCGACGGGCGGGGGCTCAGGGGCCTCGCGGTCGGCGTGCAACGCACCGATCCACAGAAGGGCGGCCTGGCGGGCCGACGCCGGCGCGCTCGCAGCGCCGGCGGTGAAGCGAACGACGACGGCTTCGGTGGCGTCCGGATCCAGCGCCGGCCACGTCGCGCCCGAGCGCGGGCGAATGGCCTTAGTCTGGCCCGAGGGCGAAACCACATAGGCGCTCGGCGCCAGGGTCTGCGCGGCACCCGCGCTGTCGATGTAAGTGATGCTGTGCACGCTCTGGACAGGGGCGACGGGCAGGCGCAGCTCGGCGCGCCAGCACGGCAGAACCCATTCCAGGACCTGGGTGAGATAGCGGCGCTGCGTGAACGCCTCCACCCGCTCGGTCGCCACTTCGATCAGATCCCGCACCAGCGGGTCCTCGTCGATGGCGTCCAGATGCAGATGCTCCTTCGCCGCCGAAAGCGTCACGAGAGACGCAGCCGGCGGTGTGACGACACGCAGCGCCATGGGCTCAGACGATCTCGTCGACCGAGGCCGCATCGTAGTCGGACGCGACGCCATAGCGGGGATCGAGTCCGAAGATCATCCCGGCGATCGGGCAAAGCGCCGTCGCCGGCGTGACCGTCAGGCGGAAGAACTTGAAGCCGTTGGCGAAGTCCAGGTCCGGCTGGGCCAGGTTGATCAGAACCTGCTTGTCGTCGTCCGATCCGGCCTTGGTCAGCTGGGTGATCGACTTGCCGGTAACGTCCTTGGCGCCCGTGCCGCCGCTGTCGGTCGCTTGCTCAAGCTTGGCGTCGACGGTAGCGGACGCGCCGAGCGTGCCGACGGCGATGGCGGCGAGATAGTTGTGGAAGGAGGTGGCGTCGATCCAGCCGCTCGACTTGGCGGTCGAGGCGGACTGAGGCGTGACGACGCCGACGATCGCCGCACGCTGCGACGGCAGGAAAGCGGTGTTCATGGGAACGCCTTTCGGTTTTGAGGCGGGCGGCGACGTACGGAGGATGGGCGGCGAGGCGTCACGCCCTGTGGGCCTCGCCGCCGCTACTCAGGACCAGGCAGCGGGAGCTGCTAGGCGCGGTCGGCCAGGGTGACGAAGTGGGACTTCGTGTTGCTGCCTCGGGCCGGTTCGACCGGCTTCGACAGGAACGGCTGCCCGCCGAAGCGGAAGGTCCAGCGGAACGCTTGGATGTTGTAATCGAAGAACAGGTGGATTGAGGCGGCGAAGTCGATCCCGCCGCCTTGCTTCGTGGCGCAGTAGTAGCCATTCAGGTCGATCAGCGAGAGGTCGCCCTTGTCGCCGATCGTCGCCGCGTGCTCGCTGTAGAGCAGCGGCTTGCCGCGCAGAAAGCCCTCCCATGCGCTGGTGAGAGGCTGGCTGTTCGGCAGAAAGGCCGGGGAATCACCGATCGTCAGCGTGCCCAGCGACGGATCGATGTCCGAATTGCCGAGCCAGATCGGGCGGCCGCCCATCCGCAGAACGCGCGCGTTCATGTTCAGGATGTTCTTGACCGCTAGACTGTCGGCCGCCTGGCCGCTTTCCTTGGCCACGGTCACGAGCGCGGGCGATTTCATGAAGCCCAGCGGCTTGCCGTTGCCGTCGCCCCACATGATCGCGTCAGAGGCCTTCCAGGAGATCGCGCGGGCCGCTTGACGGGTGAGGCGGTCCTGCAAACGGGGCGCATCGCTCAGCACCTCGTCCGTGGCCAGCACGAAGGCGTAGAGTTCGTGCAATTGCACCAGTGCGCCGGTCTGCGCCGCCTTGGAGGCGACCATCTGCGAACCTTCCGAACGCCAGTAAGCCTGCACGCCCGAAGAGCCCCACGGCGTGCTTTCGTCCTTGGCGATATGGACGCTGTTCGACGACGTCGGCTCCGGCGCAACCATGCCCAGCAGGTCGACTTCGTTGAACGCCAGCTCCCAGATCGCCTGGCGATAGTCGCTCGGCACCAGGAAGCCTTCGCCGGCCGCGCCCTGGTTCTGGTGAAAGCCGGTCGGCGCGGCGCCGCGCTCCGGCGACTGGTCCGCATTGGCCAGGCGCGGGTCGGTGCCCATGCCCGTCTGGGCGTTCCGGACGGCGACCGCGAACTCGGCGAGGTTGCGGAAGCCGCCGGTCGTTTCCGGATTGGGCTCATGTACGGTGCGCGCGGTCGCGCCGGCCGCCGGGCGGGCGCCCGTGGCGAAGAGGGCGCCGCGGCGCGCGCGGGCGTCCTCGGCGGCGATCTTGGTGTCCAGCTCGCCCACCGCGGCCTCCAGCTGGTCCAGCTCGGCGCCCAGGGCTTCAAGCTTGGTCTCCTCCTCGGCCGAGCGCTCGGCCTTGGCGGAAAGGGTGTTGTATTCTTCGAGGGCCGCCTTGCCGCGCTTGGCCTTGTCGGCACGCTGCTGGCGGAGTTCCTTCAAAGTCATGGGTCAGACTCCGGTCAGCCGGGGCGGCGCGCCGTCGTCCTGTGGCCCCGGCGGATCACAGGTGGCGATGGTTGTGGGTGGAAGGGCAAGCGACGTGCGAGCGCCGCTCGCGTCAGAGGAAGGCGAGCGCGGAACGGCGCTTGGCGGCGGCCCGCGGCTTGACCATGCCGGCCAGGACTTCGCCCATGGTGGCAACGCGGTCGGCCATGCCGGCGGCGACGGCCGCCTTGCCGCTCATCAGGCGGCCGAACCCGCCCTCGTCGGCGAGCTGGCGCACCTGGGGCAGAGACATGTTGCGGCCCTTGGCGACGGCCTTCAGGAACTCGGCGTCGGCTTCTCGAACGCTGGCCTCGATTGCGGCCTTGGCCTCCGCTGAAAGCGGCTCATAGGGGTTGGCGTCGGCCTTCGACGCGCGCGAGCGGATGATCGTGGGGGTGACGCCGTCGTTTTCCAGCATCTTGGAGAAGTCCAGATGGGTCGCGAGCACACCGATCGAGCCGACTTCGCCGGACGGTGTCACGACGATTTCGCTCGCCTGGGAGCCGATGAAGTAGCCCGCCGAGGCCATGAGTGTGTCGACGACAGCCACGACTGGCTTGACCTGCGCCCAGCGCGCCACGGCGGCGGCGGTTTCCGGCGTGCCGGCGTAGGTCCCGCCGGGGGTGTTCACGTCCAGCACGATCGCCGCAACGTTCGGGTCCGCCGCCGCGCGATCGCCAGCGGCGCGGAAGGCGTCCATGCCGGGGACAAGCACGCGTCCAAAGAACGTCAGCCCGCGCGGCGTCAAACCACCCTGAAGCGGGATGACCGCGATGCCGGCCCCCGGCGTCGCCGCGCCGTCGCGGGCTTCGACGCCCAGGCGATCGGGCTCCACGGCCAGCAGCGATTCCCCGGTCGCGGCGGCGAACTGAATGAGGTGATCACGCATTGGCTGGATCCTTCGGATCGCCGCCGTCTGCGCCGGCGGGCGGCGCTGATCCGGCGGGGACCATGTTCAGCGGTTGCAGGTAGGCGTCGCCGTCCGCGACGGGGTCCATGTTTTCGAGGCGCCGCACGTCATTGATCGACAGCCAGCCCCATTGCCGGCCCCAGGCGTAGGCCTGCCACCGGGTCTTGAAGTCGCCGCGCAACAGGCCGGCGACGTTGAATTCGACAAAGTAGCGCTCACGGTCAGCGCCGATCAGCAGGTCGCGCGCCGCCGCCTGTTCCCAGGCCGCGATCCACGGCGCGAGGGTGTGGACCACATACTCGATCGACTGCTGCTCGATGTTCGAGAAGGTGGCCTTATCGAGCATGCCGACCAGGTGCGGTGGCATGTTCCACAGACGGCAGAGTTTGACCCCGACTTCCTTCAGGGTTTCGAGGAACTGCGCCTCGTCGTTGTTGACCGTGAACCGGTCATAGTCGACGCCGTACTTCAGCAGGCGGTCGCGGTGGCGGTTGAGCCCTGAACCGCCCTCGCGCCAGCTGCGCAGAAAGTCCTGTTCGTCTTCCTTAGACTTGAACGTACCGGGATGCTTCAGGACACCGCCGCCCGACCCGCCGTTGGCGAAGTAGAGAGCGCCGAACGCTTCGACAGCCTGCGCCTTTCCGATCGTCTCGCGGGCCGTCTCCCAGACCGGCCGCCCGCGCAGACCGTCGGGAGTGAGCGGCGCCTTGCGGATGTGCCAGATCTCGTCCTCGCGATAGATGTCATGTCCCATCGCCGGCGCGAGCCGCTGCACCGTGTAGTAGACCCACCCGTCCGAACCGCGCTCGACGCGGGTTACGCGCGACGGGTGGATCGGATCGAGTTCATCAATCGGATCTTCGCCCGGGACGATCCGGGCATAGGCGTTGCGCCACCAGGCCAGGTGACGCTGTTGTTCGTCGCGGTACTCCTGCGCGGTCTGGCGCCGGTTTGGCGCGGTGTGCAAGACGCGATAGAGCGGATGCTCACGGGCGACGCGCCGCGAATCCTCGCCCGTGCGCTCGAACACCATGAGCGGCAACGTCGAGACAGTCCCGGCCAGGCGCTCCAGCACCGACTGAATCACGTCCAGCTGCAGCGCCGTATCGTTGGTGACGACCTGGCCGGCCAGGGATTGGATAACTTCCCCACCCCACCAGCGGCCGTCCCACGCGTCGCGCGAGGAGGCCTGAAGCCCCACGCTATTCGCTAGGCCGGCGACGGCGCGCTGCAGGAAGTTCATCAGACGACGACCAGGGCGTCAGCGCCGGTCGCCATCGACGCCGGCGCAGGGTTGCGGCTCATCAGCTGTACGCAGTTGAGCGACGACATCAGTGGGTCGATCTTCGCCGTGCCCGAGATTTCCTTGGTGATCAGCACGGCGTTGCCCTTCCTTTCGGTCTTGGCGTTGCCGACGCACCAGGTCATCAGCGGTTGCCGCGCTGGCCGCCAGGTCCGGTCCTTAAGCTTGCGCTCGCCGGCCAGGATCGCCGCCTGGAGGCGGTAGCCCTGCGCGATCGCCAGCATCTGTTCCTTGGCGATGCCTCGCTCGGCCAACTCCTCGACCAAGGTGGCGACGCCGGCCGAGTCCAGGCCGATCGCGCCTTGTTCCGGCAACAGGCCCTCAGCGTTGAGGTCTGCGATGATCTCCGCGACGTCGCTGAAATCCCGCACGACGGTCTCCCCGTCTTCGGACGGCTCCAGGTCGAAGATCACCAGCTCGCCGGCGGCCTCCAGGTCCTTCAGCTTGGGCGCAATGTCCTGGCGGAGCTTCAGGACGTCGGTCTGCACCCACGCCCGGCTCCACGAGAGCCATCGGCGCGAGCCCCGTTCCCGGCCCATGACGGTCAGGCCGAAGAGGTCGTCCAGGCCGCCGCCGTCGATTCCGACCACACAAACCTCGCAGCGGCGCTTCAGGTCATCCAGTGTGAGGCCCGGCTCCGTCGCCGCCTCCCAGTAGTCGGCCCCACGCCAGCGCGCGGCATGCAGGTGCTGGCCGATCTGCACGTTGAGGTGCTTGGCCAGGAAGGTCTGTAGCCCGCCGTCGTGGGAGTTGATCACCTTGGCCAGCTCGTCGATCAGCCACTGCTCGTCGACGGATCGTCCAAGGTTCGGATTGGTGATGTAGAAGTTCGCCGGCTTGAGATAGGCCTTCGCCTCGAGCATCGCGTCCGGGAACTCGAAGATTACCGGCAGGCTCTTGCGGTCGTCGATCTCTCCATCCCGCACGCCGCGGAAGTAGGCCAGCTTGGTCGCGAACACGCCCGCCGGGGGCTCGTCGGATTGGGTCGAAAGGAAAATTACGAAGCCTTCCGGCCGCGACACCAGACCGCCCGTCGCCTCGCGCAGCATGGCGTCCGCCTTAGGTCGCTTGCCGAACACCCAGAGTTCGTCGACCAGGACGAAGGCAGCCTTCTTGCCCGACACGACGTCCCGGTCGGCGGCCACCACCTTCAGCACCGCATTGGTGACCAGGTGCGTGATGGTCCGCAGGTGCTCCTGGATATGCAGGAGCTTGGAGAGCTTGGGGTCCGCACGGACCATGTCGCGCGCCGGCTCGAACGCGTTGAGCGCGACCTCCAGCGTCGGCGCCAGGATCAGCAGCTCGGCCGAGTGACGCCAGTTGCGCACCAGCGCCGTGACCATGATCCCGGCGGCGATCGTCGACTTGGAGTTCTTCTTGCTGATCAGCAGCAAGAATTCGCGGATCAGCCGGCGGCCGGATTCAGCGTCGTAGGCGCCGAAGATCGCCGCGACGAAATCGAACACCCATTGCTCGCAAGCCTCGCCGAAGGTCGGCTGGCCGGGCGCGTCGACGATGCGCAGCGACTTGAAGACGGCCAGCGCCGCCTCGGCTTCCTCCGGGAAGATCGGCGGCGGGATGATGCTCTGGCGTTTGACCAGGCGATCGGCCCAGTCGGGGCAGGCCGTGGTCCAGTCCGGACGGGCGGTCATCAGTGCGGCAGCACACCTGCAGGCGCAGCGCCTGGTGCGAATATGCCGCCGATCTCTTCGGCCGCCTGCTGGCGTTCTTCCTTCTTGCCGAGCCGCGGCGCTCGTTCGGGTTTCGGCGCGGCCCCGCGGAGACTGGCGTCGGTCTCGGCCTGGTCGACCTTATCCAGCAGCTTCCGCATCTCCCTGTACGCGGGGACGTCGCCTTCCAGCGCCTTGGCCGCGACGGCGTAGGTCAGCGCTCCTTCCAGCACGGCCCTCGCGCGCCGGCGGCTTTGAAGCTCTGGGGAATAATGCTTCCGCAGAGTCTTCGGATCGACGTCCAGCGCCGCCGCCACCTTCGCCTGCGTGTGGCCCATGGCCAGCAACAGCCTGACTTTGTTGCGGTTTTGGACAGTCGGAATGTGCTCAGGTCGGCCGGGCTCGCCGTGCCCCTCAGGGATCGGGTCTCCCAGCAGGTCCAGATCTCGGGCCATGCGGAAAAAAATCCGTGAATGAGGGAGCCGCCGGTCCCGGCGGTAGGGGCTCCGGACTTTCGACCCCCCCTCCCCTCAGGCGGGGCGGCGCGGGAGCGTGGCGATCCAGGCGGCGATGGCTTCAGGGCCGCGGGCTTCCAGCGCCTGCTTAGGCCCAGAGTGACAAGTCGCGCAGCTGGAGGCGTGGTTCGCGGGATTCCAGAACAGGTCCTGATCTCCCCGATGCGGCTCGACGTGGTCGACCAGCGCAGTCGCAACGACGCGCGGCCGGCCGAACACGCCATGCTCGCAGTAGAAGCACAGCGGATGCCGAGCGATGTAGTCAGCCCGGTAGCGCCGCCATTGAGCGCCGTAACCGCGCTGCGCCGCAGATCCGCGCTGGCGATCGACGCGCTTGTTCTGTTCGAACCGCGTGGCCGCGCCCAGGACGGGGATCGCCGAGCCCAGGGACTTCAGTCTGGCCATGGCGCGCTCCAGACAGCATGAAGCCCGCCAGGGGTGCCGGGCGGGCTTCAGTCGCATTCCTTGCGTTGGAACTTGTGTCCGCTGATTTGATATAATTCGTCAAGCGGCCTTCTTCGCACCGCGCCAGGCGATGACCTGGTCGAGCGCCGCTCGCAGCAGCGCCTCCAGCTCCCGCGCCCTGCCCTGGTCGCCGCCGGCGAGCGCCCGCACCGTCCAGCCCAAGCCGCACACGCCATCCATCACGGTCAGCATCTCAGACTGGCCGCGCAGCACCAGGGCGCGGATCAGGTCCAGCTCAGCCCTGGCGTCGGCCGAAGCGACCAGCACGATGTCGACGTAACCCTTCGGCCCCGCCGAACCGCCGCCCGCGCCGACGTCCAGGCACGACCGCATGGCGACCGGCCCCGCGTCCCTAAACAGCCCGCGATAGCGGAAGCCTTCGGCCAGCTGCTCTGCGCTGAGCCGCTTCTTCGCCGCCAGCCACTCCAGCCCATCCCGCTTCTCAGCGGCCTCGGCCTTCGCCGCGACCTTCACTTCAGCCGAGCCGTCGGGCACGGCGCGCCGGGCCTTGGCCGGCGTCGCCTTCCGCAGCGCCCGGCGCTGCCGGTTCGAGAGAGGCTTACCCACGGGCCGCCCCCTGGGGCTGGATCAGCTCTTCCCTCTGGGTTTCCGAAACTACGGACAAACGGACAATGAACGGGGATATGAGACGCAGGCTGCGCGCGCCCCCGCCATATGAGGCCGGTTTCCGCCCCTCAATGTCTGAATGTCCGTAACCCCTTGTGGCCCAAGGCCTAGCGGACGGACATTCACTGTCCGTACGGACATTCGAATGTCCGTGGATGGCCGCTGGCGACCCGCCGCCGCCCTTCGTTCCCGGCCTCGAATGTCCGGAATGTCCGTAAATGTCCGTCATCGCCAGCCTCACCACCTCACGTCCTCGCCCAGCACCGACGAGCCGCCGGCGCTCGGATCGCCCTGTCCCGGCTCGCCCAGGCCGAAGGCTCCCTGCGCCCGCTCCTCGGGCGTCTTCAGCCGGATCGGCCCGCGCACCTTGCGGCCCTTGCCGTCCTTGCCCGTCACCAGGATCTGTCGATCCGACAGCGCGTCGCCGAATGCGCGCGCACTCATCGGCTTGTCGTGGCCCTGGTCGGTCGCCCATTCTTTGAAGTCGGTGTGCAGGTCGGCCACCAGCGTTCGCGCGCCCGCCGCCGCATCGCCGTAGACGCAGTTGGATTCCAGCCAGTCCCCGAACGGGCTCGACTGCCGGCGATACTGCTCGAGCACGCCTTCCAGCGTGTCCGGCGGGCGCAGGCCGCCCTGCCCCTCCCCGCCGCAGAGCCAGTCCTCCAGCCCCTCCAGCATCCAGTTGAGCACGCCCGCCAGCTCGGCCGGCGCGATCTTGTCCGGCAGCGTCTGGTCGACCTCGTCCTTTGGCACCTGTTTGCGGAACAGCACTGGCTTGATCCGCCGCCAGAAGCCGTCGTCGTCGCCCCTCGGCTTGGGGAACGGGTTGCACTCCACGAACAGCTTGCCCGTGGGTCGGAAGTTGAACGGCTTGGCGTTCAGGTCCCGCGCCTGGATCGGGCTGCCCGAGGTCCAGCTCTTCAGCCGGCTTTCGTTCCACGCCGAGCCCCGCTTCGGCTCGCTCAGCACCACGAACCGCACGTCGCCGGCCAGCTTCACGAGGTCCGGCGAAGGCCCGGAGCTGGACGCCACATTGCTCTCCAGGAAGGTCTGGACGTCGCCTGTCTCGGCGTAGCTGCCCAGCGCCTTGCGCATGGCGTCCAGCAGCGTCGACTTCCCGTCCCGTCCGCGCCCCTGGCAGACGAAGAACGCCTGCTCCCGAATCTGCCCCGTCAGGCCGTAACCGCAGGCGCGCCGGAAGTAGGCCAGCTCCTCCCGGTCGGGGAAACTGTCCAGCGCCACCCGCTCGAAAAGAGGCGCCGCCGCCGTCGGCTCATAGGCCACGGCCGCCATCTTCGTGATCCGGTCGGCCGGATCATGGCGATGCAGCCGCACGGCCAGGCCATCGTCGGCCAGCCGCATCTTCAGCGTCCCGTTGATGCAGTTCAGCGCCATGGGATCGCGGTCGAAGGCGTCGATCTCCACCGTCAGATAGCTCTGCGCCTGCCGCAGCATGGCGGCCGTCTTGCCCGAGGATCCGCAGTCGTTCTGGAAGCGGATCACCTCCTTGTCGGGGGCCTTGTGCGCCGCGATCAGCTGAGCGGTCAGCCCCCGCACCTTGCGCGCCACCAGGTGCGCCATGCGCCGCGCCAGTTCCTCGCCGAACGGCCGATCCCAGTAGCGGCCGTTGAAGCCGATCCACCCCGCGCCCAGCTGGTAGAGCAGCCGCGCCGCCGAGGCGTCGACCTCCCCGTCGTCCAGCACCACCCCGCCCGCCAGCCGGATCAGCCGCATGGCGTTGCCCAGGTCGTTCAGGTCATACCCGGCCAGCTCTTCCGGCGAGGGCGCCGAACCGAACGCAAACTCATCCCCAATCACGCAGGGATCCTCCCCTCACTCAGCCGCGCCCGCAGTTCGTCGTTGAAATCCCGCCCCGCGCCGGGCGCGAGGGTGCGAGCGGCGCGCGCGCCCGCCCGTCGCCAGGCCTGTTCGGCCAGGGCGCCGCAGATCCGCGCCCGTTCGTCCCCGTCGATCGGCCGCCGCCAGGTCCCGCCGCCGGCCTTGCGGGCCTTCACGGTCACCGGGCTCATGTCGCGGTCGACGCAGATCAGCACCTCGCCCCAGGGCGAGGCCGCCGGCTCGGGCCAGGTGAACGCCGGCCGCTCCGGATCGGCCCCGATGCAGTCGGGATCGACCCGGCCCCATTTGTCCGTCCGCCATCCGCCCTGCAGGCGCTCCAGCGCCAACGCCGCGACCGCGCGACAGGGCCGCCCCAGCAGCACAGCCGCCGAAAGCGCGCTCTCGATCCCCTCGGCCACCACCAGCGGCCCCTGGGCTTCCGGATGGGTCAGCCACACGCCCCCCGGCGCGCCCTCGCGCGACTGCGGCCCCCACATGCGCTTGGCCGGCGTCCGCGCCGTCTTCGCGCTCCCGTCCGGCGCCAGATAGGTCACATGCACGCCGCCCGTCGGCCCCGCCGGGGCGCGCACCAGGCCCACCATGGCCGGCAGGCGCACGGCCGCCTTCCCGGGGCCGGAGTGATAGGCCTCGGCGGCGAACCGCAGCTGGCGCAGAGCCAGCTCCAGCGGCCGGCCGCAGACGCCCCGAGCCCGCAGATAGGTCTCCACCGGCGAACCGGCCGCCGGCGCAGCGTCGCGCCACAGCTGCGCCGCGGCCCGGGCCTTCCAAGCCTCTTCGCTCGCCCGATGGGCTGCGCGGCCCGACAGGGGCCGTTCCGACAGAGGCTGGATCGCCGTGCGCCTAGGTCCGCGTTGCGCCGGCCGATCTTCGGCAAGGCGCATCGCGGTGTCACGCAGGCTCTCGCCAGGCCGCCCGTGCAGGGCGTGCTCCAGATCGACCGCGTCGCCGCCCTCCCCGCACGCCCAGCACTTCCAAAGCTTGGCCTGCGGATCGACGCTGAACGCCCCGCCGCTCTTCTTGGTCTGCGAGGCGCCGCACAGCGGGCAAGGCCCGCGGAGCCGCTTGCCCGCCCGGAACAGCTTCACCCCGGCGATCGCCGCGATGTCCGCCGCCGCCAGGGCGCGCGGAAAGAGGTCGGGGTCGGCGGTCATTGGCGCGCCTCCAGCAGGCCAACGAGCGCGCGGCCGTTTAGCCAGAGGACTTCAGTGCGTTCCCGAGCCCCGTCGGCATGAGCAGTCCGCTGCACGCGCCGCCAATGCCTCAGCCGCTCGTCGTAGAGTTGGTGAGGGTAGCCGGAGAGCACCACCATGCCCTCGACTTCCAGCAGTTGGTCGATAAGGGCGACGTGATCGGCGTCCGTCATCTCGTGGGCGTACGCATTGTGCAGCCCACCGTGCTTTCGCTTTGCCGAGCGAGTCTCGTGCAGGTACGGCGGATCGACGTAGAACAGGGTCTGTGGACCATCGCGCTGGGCGATGACATCGCGCGCAGGCCTGCACTCGATCTGAACCCCGCTCTGCACGCGCTCGGCGATTGCGGCCAGCGCCGGAGGGAACCGGCCCCACTCCTGCGCCGGGGTCCGGTACTCGCGCTTCGCGTCGCTGCGGAAGCCCGTGTTTCGCGAGAGGTTCGCCGCGTTCGAACCGAAGCCCATGTAGGAGCGAACGACCAGGCGCCGCGCGCGCTCGACGGGATCGGCGCAACGCTCGTATGCGCTATCGAACTCAGCCCGCGCATACGGCGTGAGCGCCACCAGCTCCACCAGCCGCGCCGAACTGAGCGGGCAACGGAGCACCGCAAAGAGATTCACGAGGTCGCCGTCCAGGTCGTTGTAGACCTCGCCATGCGACCGCGGCTTCCGCAGCAGGACTGACGCCGCGCCTCCGAATGGCTCGACGTACAGCCTGTGAGGCGGGAAGTGAGACACGATCCAGGGTGCTAGCTTCCACTTGCCGCCAAGGTATCGCAGGACGGGGCGCGACAGCTTCACGCTGGGGATCGCCGCCATGTCAGCCGTCGCCAGGGCGCGCGGGAAGAGGTCGGGGTCTGGCGCCGCGGTCATGTCGCACGCCCCCTCGAATATCTCTTAAAGATATATTCTATATTGCGGGCGATATTGCCTAAAGTGATAGGTCGTTGGACGCGGAGCCGCAGGAGCGATCGATGGAAGTGCAGTTCATCCACACGGAGTCCGGCGAGGAACTCGTAGTATTGTCGAGGCGCGCATACGACGCCCTTCTGGCGAGCGCGGGCGACGCGGCGGCCGAAAATCGAGCAGGAGCGCGAATCTTGGCGGAAACCCAGGGCCAGACGGCGTTGCCAGATGCGGTTTGGGAGAGAATTGACGCGGGCGAACATCCCATCCGCGCCGTTCGCGAATGGCGCGGCCTCACCCAGGCTGCGCTCGCCGCCGAGGTTGGCCTTGCACAAGGCTACATATCCGGGCTCGAGTCTCGCCGTCGCGAGGGCTCGGCCTCCACTTTGCGTCAAATCGCCAAAGTGCTGGGGGTCAGCCTCGACGACTTGATGAGCGAAGAGCAGCGCGTTCAACGTCGGGCGAGCACGGCAGCGCTTAAAGAGGCCATTGACGAATGCCTTGGCGCTAAGGCTCCGCTGAAGGACTGAGACCGACTCCACTAGGACACCCCTCCGAACAGCGGCGCATCGCCCGCCTTGCCGAACAGGCGCGCGTCCGTCGGCCGGGTCAGCCGGGCCTTCGAACGCGGCGGGATCGCCAGGGCCACGCAGCTCGCCGCGCTTTTCGAGCGCAGGTCGGACAGCCAGGCCGGCTCGGCCGCCGGAGTGAACCAGACGAACCACGCGTAGGCCGTGGCGTTGCCGCCATGACCGGGCTCCCAGCGCCCCAGCATCAGGCTCAGCCGATCGAAGAACGGCGCATAGACCGCCAGCGGCCGCTCGCCGAAAAACAGTCTGAAGCGGCCCTCGGTCTCCAGCCACGACAGCCGGCACAGCATGGCCACCCCGCGCCGCGCCCGCCGCAGCGCGCGCTCCACGAAGGCCGCCGCCTGGTCGAAGGGCGGATTGGTCACGATCCACTCCGGATCTTCGCTGCCGAACCAGCCGTCGCCGGCAGGGCTCAGGAAGTCGACGATCGCGCCGAAGCCGTGCGCATGGATGTCGGAGCTGGCGACCCCGCCGGGGAAATAGTCCGCCAGCCCATGCGCCATGTGCCCCTCGCCGCAGGCCGGCTCCCAGCACGTCCACGGCCCCGGATCGAGGCGCTGGATCAGCTCGCCGCCGGCACGGGCCGCCCAGGGCGGCGTCGGGAAGTAGTTGAGCTTGCGATGCAGCGCCGTCTGCGGATCGTCGGCCTCGACGACCGCCGGCGCATGGGTCGCCATCACGGCGCCCGCCCCTTTCGGCTTCCGGCTCATGCGGCGCTCCCGCCCGGCGGGCGCATCGAGGGCGGCCGGTCCGGCGGCGTGAACGTGCCGTCCGCCCGCCGTGCCCAGCCTGCGCCACGCCAGGCCAGCAACAGCCCCACGTCCTTCCCGTCGCCCCAGGCGACGCGGCAGAGCCCGAGCTTGGCCAGCGCCTGAGCCGCCGCCTGGCGCTCGGGCGCCGACAGGTGGATGGGCTCGGCGCCCGACAGCCGGATCAAGAGCCCCTTGTGAACTTCGGTGAGGGCGATCACGCCGCCCTCCACCAGGTCGGATCGCAGGCGGCGCGCACCGCCGGCGTCGATCGCCCGATCGCCCGCGCCACCGCATCCCAGCCCATTCGCAGGCCGCGCAGCCGACGCACCTCGGCGTATTCGTCGTTCGTCAGCACCGCGCCCTTACGCACCCGGTCCGTCATCGCGTGGTTGGTCTCGCGCATCGCCGGCCTACCCGTCGATGTCCGCGCGGGGCCGCAGCGGCGGCCGGCCGTCGCTCTCGATCGTGGCGAGCGCCGCGCGCACGCTGGCCGCCAGCCGCGCCAGCGTGTCGGCCGAGGCGACGCGCGCCGGATCGGACAACCGGCCCCAGGCCTTGCCCATGGCGATCAGCCGCACCAGATCGCTGTCGGCGTGCCGCTGGCTGGGCGGCAACAGAGCCCGCCCCGCCTCCTTGGCCGCGCTGAACAGCGTCAGCCCCCGCCGATCCGACTGCGGCCGCTCCGCCGCAGCCGTCGCCGCGCCCACCAGGCGCAGGTGCGCCGCCACGTCGCCCGACGTCAGCCGCATCGGCGTCCGCGCTCGATACCGCTTCATGGCCTGGGCTCCTCCCCGACGGGCCGCGCATCGCGCGACTCGCCGGGAAGTGCTCTGCTGTCGCTGGGAGAGCCGACAGGACAGGTCAGATGGCCAAGCTCAGCTACGATCAGGTCGAGGTTGGCGTTCCCTGCCCGAAGTGCCGCCACGAGCAGTCCCAGACGCTCGGTCGGCTGAAGTCGGATCCGCAGCTTCACTGCCCCCGCTGCGCGCACGTCTTCAAGATCGACGCGCAGGAATTCCGGGATCAGATGAGCGCCCTCGAACGCAGCCTCGGAAAGTTCCGATAGCCGGGCGACGTGCTCGCTGAGCCGCTCAAGCTCGCCTGCAAACGCGGCGACCGCGGCGTCTGCACCAGTCCCGCTCATGGCCGGGCTTCCTCTGCCGACGCCGGGCTAGCCGCCTCGTAGAAGTCGGCAAGGTCAATTGCGTGCTCGCTCCCAGCGGTCGCTCTCACCAGCGTCGCTTTGTTCCGGTCAGGGATGCCCCGGCCGTCGTTGATCGCCTGCCGCCAGCGGTAAAGCGTCTCCAAGGCCGTGCCCGGCCGCTCGGCCTGAACCCGGTCCAAAAGGGCCTTCATGCCCAGGGCATCCATCTTTTGAGTCGCGCGCATCGAATCGCTTCGCTAGTTTGCACTTTATGCAAACCATGGCTGCTGCGATTTGCGTAAACCGTCAATCGCCTCGATTTGCGAAACATGCAAAACCGAGGCGCATGGAGACGCCGTCTACGCCCCAGATTTCCGGCCCCAACAGGGAATTCGCCGAACTCCTTCGCGCGTCGGGATATACACAGGTTCAAGCGGCCGACTATCTGGCGCGCCGCCTGAGCGACCGCATCGACAACACGAAGGTCTCTCGGTGGGCGAGCGGGAAGACGCGCGTCCCTGCCGACGTCCTGGACGCGATGCGAGAGCTTTCCGCTCAGCCCGTGGGGGCGCCTCACGCGGCGCCCGAGCTTACGGAGTCGGCCGACGTCGTGCCGCTCTTCGGCTATGCGAACGCCGCAGGATCAACGCTGAGGCTGAACGAAGACCAGCGCGTCGGCGTGGTGCCGATCCATCCCGCTCAGCGCGGATCTCGCCAGGCGTTCGCCTTTATCGTCTTCGGCGACAGCATCTCGCCGCGCCTCAGCCACGGCGACATTGGCTATGCAATTCGGGGCAAGCCGCCGCTGAAGGGAAAGCCGTGCTTGGTCGAGATGCAGAACGGCGAAGCGCTTGTGAAGATTTTCGAGAGCCTGGACGAACAGACGCTGTTCCTCAGCCAGCTCGAGCCGCGCAAGGCCCTGACCTATCCGCTTAGAGAGGTCAGAGCCGTGCACGCTGTGGTCGGCTCCACATTCAGCTGAGACCGGCCCGATGCGCCGACCTTAGTTTCCGGATCTACTGAGCCGCAGGCGCGGCCTTAACAGCGTCGCGAAGGCGCGGCGAGTTGGCCATTCGCTCTCCCAGGCCCCCCATCAACTCCTTCATCGCGCCCTGCGTGGCGGCGCCAAGCGAGATCGCGCCCGATCCGCAATCGCCGCCCGCCCCGATCTGCGAGGTCGCGTCGCCGGCCGTCGTGGTCCCGAGCACACGGCCGGTCGGAGTATCGACCGTGAGAGACGCCGTCATTTCTACGGTCGCTTCCGGAGTCGACGTCCAGAACCCTGGAATGAAGATCAGGCGCGCGCTCACGCCCTCGCCGCGAACGACGATCATGCCAGCAGCGCCGCTCGCCGCGATCTCTGGTTGGGGAACGGGGCGCTCAACGACCTGAACATCCTCGACCAGCTGCTGGAACGTCCCGACGACGGACCGTTCGAAGGCGTCGCGAAACTCCAAGGGAAAGTTGTGCGCGCTGCAGTTCAGGCCTGTCGGGCGGACAACGCTGGAGAACGCAGAGCCGTCGACGTGCAGCAGGTACCGCCCAGGGAGCTTGTCGCCGTACGAGGAATAGACCGCCAGGTTCGGCGCGGCCGTCACCGTGGCGTTGTAGGCGCAAGCGCCAAGCGGAAGCGCGGCCAGCGCCGCGAGTAGTGCCTTCATCGGTTGCCCTCCCAGTTGTGGGCCGAGCTTGCCGCATAGCGAGTATCAGTCAACTCGGTTCGCGGGAAGGTGGAAACTCAGCGACGATGCAGATGCAAACCGGCAGGGCAAGTTTTGCACTTTCTGCAACGCTAGACGTTGACAGTTTATGCAAACTGGATTTGCAGTAGGGCAGCGATTGGCCCTTGCCGATCGCTACGCCCCGCACCGGCGCAAGGCTGAACGGCGACCTCGCCAACGCTGAAGCCCTTGCGGAAGCCGAACCGTCGGCGCGGGGCGCAACCCTTTTGACGAGGCGCGCCCATGCCCCTGCCTGTTCACACTCCGCTCGACGGCTCCGACCGCATCGCCGCCATCGCCCTGGCGCTGGAGACGGCCGCCGTAGAGGCGGTCGCCTGCTTTCCCATCGTCACCCGCACCGGCGACCAGGTGCGCGCCTATGTGGCGATCGCCATGCCCGACGGCGGGCGCGAAGCCCTGCCCGTCGCCGACGCCCACATCCTGGCCCGCGCCATCCGCGACGAACGCGCTTGGCCGGGCTTCTGGGAGTGCGCCACCCGCATTTGGGCGGTGGCGTTGGGCGCCGAGCAGCAGGCGGGCGACCAGCTCGAAGACCTGCGCCGCGCCCGCGCCGGCGTGGGGCGCGCCTGACATGGCCGCGACCGCCCTCGCCCATCCCCATGCGAGCGCCGCGCGCATGCCGCCGAACGGGCGGGCCGCCAGCGATGCGGATCTCGAACGCCGCCGCGACATCGGCGTGCATCTCACTGGCTTCGCGCCCGGCTGCGAGAAGATCGGCATGCACGATCCTCGGCGCTGGAAGACCTTCTACGCCCGCCAGCCCGGCCCGGTCGTCCGCGCCCTCCTCGAGCGGCTCGGCCGCCGGCCCCAGGACGTCGAGGCCCACCTCGAGGCCAACGGCGATCTCTGCGTCACCGGCCAGGCCCCGCCAGAGGTCGCCGGCTTCCTGTCCAGCGCGCCCGGCGAGCCGATCGTCCTGGCCATGGTCTGGGAGGGCCTCTCCCTCCCCGAATGGACCGCCTGCCGCGACGCCCTCATCCGCCTGGGCTGGACGCCCGGCGCCCAGCAAGTGGAAGCCTGCGCGTGACCGTGCTCACCCCTCTCGCCTTCCAGAACGCCGACCTGCTGCGGACGATCGCCGAGAAGGCTCCCGGCCGCGTTTTCTCCAGCGTCTCAGCCCTCGCCCGCCAGCTCGGGCGCGACGAGTCCAACCTCCGCAAGAGCCTGCGCGCCGCGGCCGACGCCGGCCTGATCGCCTACCGGCAGGGCGCGCCCTTCGACGCGAGCCTGACAGAGAGCGGCGTCCAGATGCTCGCCGCCCTGGATCGCGCCGCCGGCGACGCGCCGGCGGGCGAGCTGCTGCGTATCGCGCACCACCACCTGCGCCCCAACCCGCTGAACCCGCGCACCGAGGCCTCGCTCGGCGACCTCGCCGGACTCGCCGACACGATCTCGGCGGCGGGCGACGTGCTCCAGAACCTGGTCGTCTTTCCAGCCGACGCCGAGGGCGTGCACACGATCGCCGCCGGCGAGCGCCGCTGGCGCGCCATCGGCCTCCTGATCGAACGCGGCGACTGGTCCGCCGATCGCGGCCTCCCCTGCGTCGTACGCGAGCACGACGAGACCCAGACCGACTTCGTCGCCTTGGTCGAGAACGGCCAGCGCCAGAACCTCTCCATGATCGAACAGGCCCGGGCCTACGCCCGCCTGGTCGAAGCCCAGGGCTGGAGCGCGCGCGAAGCCGCCCTGCGCACCGGCCGCGATCCGCGCACAGTCCAGGAGATGCTGAAGGTGCTGCGCGAGGCCGAGCCCCAGATGATCCGCTGGTGCGACGAAGGCCGCATGACCTGGGAAGAGCTGCGCGGCCTGGTCCGCACGCCGAAGACCCCCGAGCCGCCGCTGGCGCCCGCCGAGCCCGAACAGAGAGACATTGAAGAGATCGCCCCGGCGCCCGCGCAGTCCTACGAACAGCAGCGCCGCGAGCGAATCCGCCTGGGCTGCGAAGGCCTGTCGGCCAAGGCCCTGATGGTGCTGGTCGAGACCGTCGACAAGGCCTGGCGCGAGCCGGCCGGCTACAACAACCTCGTCAGGCAGGCCAGTTGCGTTGTCGGCGATGCGTGCGAGTTTCGCTCAGAGGCCGGAGTTCTCGTCGGCGCGGTCGGATTCAGTTTCGCCTCCCGAGCTGGCGACCCGACGATCGCTACAGCCTCTGACGTCTCCGTCGACTGGCTGATCGACAAGGGTCTGCATACCGCCCATGGCGACCGCGACGCGATCCTGAAGCGGGTTCGTATGGCCGCCGTAGGCGAGGAGAAGACCTGGGCGGCGGAGCATCACGGCCGCTACGTCACGCCCTGGCTGAACGTCCCTGACGCGACTGAGCCCGCCGAGCGACCCGGCCTTACCGGCGACGCCTTCTCTCGCCAGCTGCACGCAGCTCTCGACGACGGCGACGACCCGCCGACGCACCTGACGGAGCCGCCGGCCGCAATCGCCGATCAAGGGGAAGACGAGGACGAAGCCGAAGCCAAGGCGGCTGCCGAGACGCTGGCCAAGGTTCGCGAGGGTCTGGCGAGCGGATGCTTCGGTCCTCAGGGCGCTCTCGTCTTTCGTGAGCTGCTGGAGTTGGCTGGGCTCGCCGGGCCGTTCCGCGCCCTGGGCGAAACCAACTATGGCCTGATCACCGCCGGCGATGTCCAGGTCGCGACCGTCGACCAGACGGGCGAGCTGCCGGACGATCTCGCCTTGGCCCAAGCCGAGCTGATCGCCTTCGCCGTCAACGCCTTCGCGGGGTATTCGATCAACGCGCATCGGAGCGCGGCGTGATCGCCTCGGCCGCCGTCATCCAGGCGTTCTTCGCCGGCCTGTTGGCTGGCGTCGCCGCCGTCGCGTTCGCCGTCCTGGCGATCATCGGCGCCCTCGCCGATCACCAGCGCCGAACCCTCGACGAGATCGCGGGAGACGGCCTGTGACGCGCCGCGCCACCGGACCGGCCCGTCCCGGCCATGCCTGACCCCGCGTCGCCTCGCCCGCGCCTCGCGCCGGAGCGAGCGGCGCTCGTCCTTCTCAACCTCGCGCTCTGGGCGGCGATCGTCGTCGCCGTCAGCGCCACCTAGGAGCCCGCCATGGGGTATCTGACCGACGGCCTCACGTTCAACACTCTGCGCGCGGCCAATACGCGGCGACTGCCGACCTTCAAGAACGCCCAGGGCGACCCTGCGCATTCGGAGCCCGACGGCTCGGACTGGGCGCTCTCGGCCTGGTGCAACGCGGTCCTGGGCGAGCTGGGTGAAGCCGCCAACCTCATCAAGAAGATCGAGCGCGGCGACTTCACCCTTGAGATGACACGAGAGGCGCTCGCCAAGGAGTTCGCCGACGTCGTCACCTATCTCGATCTCCTGGCCTTTCGCGCCGGCGTCGATCTAGGTCGAGCCACTATCGACAAGTTCAACGAGGTCAGCCGGCGCGTCGGCAGCCCTGTGCGGATCCGCGAGGACGGCTCCGACTACGCGATCACGCCGCTGGACGTCGCGGCGCACACGGACGCCGGGCAGCACGGTCGCGGCGGTCGCGTCGGGATTCCGGGGTACGGCGATCATGCCTGACCGCGGCAACGACGCGAGCTGCGCGCTCTGCAATCAGGCGGCGCGCGAGGGGCTGAAGGCGATGGGCCGCATCCTGATCGACGCGGGGGCGAGCCCAGAAGAATGGATGGTCTCGGCCGAGAGCCTGGTCGTAGGCCTGTTCCTTATGCGCGTGAAGGTCGGCGGCGACGCGCCGGTGATCGAGGTCTTCGCCGACCGCCTGCGCGAGCGCGTGGCAGAGGAGCGGTTTCGCAACGTCAAGCCGGGGGGTCAGGCGTGAGCTTTTTCAGCCAGCGAACGAAGACCAGCCGTAGGCCGCGTTGGTGCGGAGAGTGCAACTGCTCGATCGCGATCGGGGAGCAATACAGCTCTTTCGCGTTCGTCGACGAGTACGGCGACTTCCACAGCGGCGAGACCTGCCTGCTCTGCCGAGCGATGTCGGATCGAGCCGTTGCAGTGTTCCGGTTCGACTCCTGGACCCTTGGCGAGTTGCGCCAGATGCTGCGCGATGAAGGCGTCGCCGACCCTGAGGCGTGGGCCCGCGAAGCCCTAAGCCGAAGCGCATAGGGATGCGCCGTCCGCCTCTCGACCATAACAACCTGCCGCCCCGGCTTACGGTCAGCGAGGTCTGCGAGCTGGCTGCCTGCAGCGTCACCGCGCTCTGGCGCAAACGCCGTGACGATCCGGACTGGCTGCCGCCGGCGCCGGGGCGTCTTGGCAGGCGGCTGCTCTTCGACCGCGATGCGGTTCTCAAAGCCCTTGGGATGGTGAAGGATGAGCGCCCCGCCAACGACGCCTGGACAGTCGACGCCGATGCCCTCGCTGGCCTTCGATCTCGGAAAGTACGTCACCCTGCGCCCGCGCAAGGACGGCACCTTCAGGGTGCTGATGGAGGTGCCCGCGCGCCTGCGGCCCTCCGGCTGGTTGGCGGCGATCCCGCTGCCGCTCGACGGTGATCGCACCGGCGACCTGAACGACCTGGGCGAAGTCGCGAGGATCCGCGCCGACGCCGCCCGTCTCTACGAAAAGCTGCTGCGCGCCCGCGCCGGCGTGGAAGAGCCCGCCCGCCAGCGGCGCGACATGCCGAGCCTCAACCGCGCCTGGCAGTCCTCACAGGCCTTTAAGGCCAAGCGGCCACGCACCCAGCAGGGCTACGCCTATCACGCCGGTCTGATCGAAGACTGGTCGCGCCTCGCCGGACATCGGCCTGTCGCGGCGCTGGACCGCGCCGCGATCGAGGCGTTCCTCGCAGTGTACGATGATCGGCCGACGACCCGCCGGCATCTGAAGATCGTCCTGAAGATGCTCCTGGACCACGCCGTCGCCCTCGGCTGGCGCGCCGACAACCCGGCGGAGCGCATCAAGATCGCCGCCCCGGAGTCGACCCTCACCCTTTGGGAGCGCGATGACGTCATGGCTGGCGCTTGGGCGTGTATCATGGCGGACCAGACGCCCCTGGCCGCCTTGCTCCTGACCGAATGGGAGATAGGCCAGCGCCTCACAGATACGCGCCTGTTCCGCCGCGGGGCCGAATACCAGCCCCAGGACGGCGTGTTCCGCTTCTGGCAGTCCAAGACCCGCAGCTACGTGACGATCCCCGTGAGCGACGCTCTGCGGGGCCTGCTGGACGCCGTCCAGGACAACGGCAGCCTTTACCTCTTCGTCGACCGCCGTACTGGCAAGCCATTCGCCGAACAGCGCCTTGGGCACGTCTGGGCCGCAATCCGCGACGCCGCCGGCCTCGACAGCCGCCTGCAGATCCGCACCCTGCGCCACAGCTGCGTCGTCCAGCAGGCCCGCGCCGCCTGCACTGTGCCGGAGATCGCCGCCGTGACCGGCCACAGCCCGTTTTCGGTGGAGCAGATCCTGCGCAAGTACCTGCCCCGCGACAACCAGGTCGCCTGGGCGGCGCAGCGCAAGCGCGGTCTGATCGCGGCCGCCGGCGGCGGAGCCTGAGGCGATGTCGGGCGCCACCCTGGCCAAGCTCCTGGCGACGGCCGGGCTTGCATTGAGCGCCATCGGCGCGTTCCTGCTGTTCCGCTACGGCCTGCCCTTCAAGAACCGCACGGGCGGCAAAACCTATCTGCTGTTGGAAGAGAAAGACGAGGCCGAAGCCGCGCTTGAGCGGCGAGCGGACCGCTTCGGCATGACTGGATTCGTCCTGGGGATCGCCGGCGTCGCGCTCCAGATCGTGGCCGTCTGGAGCGTCTGA